TCATGGTTTTACTCCTATACTTTCCAACCATTCACGCAGGTTAACCAATGCGCCTTTATCAGTATCCGGTGACGGGTGAGGACGATGGAACCGGGCGATACTCCCATTCAATAAAAATCGCACCCGTGACCCGCTACCGTCCTTAATTTCACCACCTAACGCAGTGATGAGTGACTCAACATTTGACCATTTAACACCTGAAAGCACGGGTGTTTTGAAAATTTGGCTCAGCGTTTCTCGCTGCTTTTTTCGTAGACTGGCTATTTTTCCCTGCATTGCCGATTCCATGATGTCATTTTTTGAAGTCATTATAGACACCACAAATTTGAAGTCAAAAAGTGAAGTCAAAGTCTGTTATCGACGTTAAAAAGGGCAAAAAAAACCCTCCATCATGGAGGGCAAAAAGACAGGGATGGTGTGCAACACACCCCTGTATCGATATGAAACATAAGGATTTGTTTCTTACAATGTCCACACATTGACCACATCGACCAAACAAGCCTGCTTCGGCAGGCTTTAACCCTGACTACTTCCAACCACATGCTTTCTGTAACGGCTTAATAGCTCCAGATAGCCCCCTGAGGTCGAACGTCACCGATACGGCATTTTCATTGTACGGTGTAATTCGTGCGTACATTTTGTCCGCTGACATCAAGCTCTTTATGAAATCTATATCCCTACCGCTATAAAACACTGCTTTTGTATCCGTTGAGATCGTCCATTTCCGATTAACGGCTTTTTGCTTATCGAGCCTGTGCAACATTGTAGTTTCACCAAGCCCTAGATAAACATCCCAATTTATTAGCAATTCTGTTTTCTTTTCTCTACATAAAACATTAAGCGTTGGCCTCACCCTTTCCCCATACGGGGACGTAAATGACTCATTTGCTTCTAATGAAACAAAAACATTTTGTGAGTCATCAATTGGCGATATCTTTATGTTTACGCTCCAATCTCCTTTATTTTCTGGCGCAGATTCAGCGGTAGATTTGCTTTTATCAAATTTCGTAGTAAAGAACCTGTCATAGCACGCAAGGCGTTTTGTCCCATTAGTCTCATCTGGGCATTGATCCCTGCTTTCCAGCTTCTGATCGCTCTTCGTGTATGTTGGCGGTAGCGATTTGTCATAGCATTCAAGCCGATCTATCCCACTTTCTACCGTCCGACACTGCTGAACCCCATCAAAATTTTTTGGCTTTTCTGCTGCGTTAGTTGCTACTGAAGTAAGCGCAATGAACCCCGTAGCGATGCATAAAAATCCACTTTTCATCTACTCATCCTTTTAGCTTTATCTGAAATATAATCTTACGTTTTATACGGCCCTCATCAGAAACTAGTCAATTGACTTAATAAAAAAGTAAACCCGCATTTCTGCGGGCTTAGTCTAAATTACTTTCAAATTGAACAATCTACAGCGCTAAATCCAACTGATTTTCCCCTTTGTGACTGCGGGGAAAGATATTAGTGGGGACACATGCGCCTGGTGCGGGCTTCGTTTCGTTCAGTGCTTCATCAATGTGCGTCATGCTGGTAAAGCAGTAGCCGCACATCATGTTTTGGCACTGGTGATAGCTACGTCGAACCAATGGGCTGAGTTCTACGCTGGTACGTGTTTTTGCAGTTGCGCGGCACTTTGGACATTTGATCGCCATGACAACCCCTCAAACGATTGGTGTTATCAGTATTATACACAGGCGCTGCATTAATCATCATTATCGTCTGCTGCCCAATCCGTTATTTTCACCTCAAATTCCAGCGATGTAGTAAATCCTGATTGGCTAATTTCATGTACGCAGCGCGTAATTATCCAGTCGGCATTATCGATAACCGTTTTAAATCCAGACATGCGGGCGTGTAATTCGGGATATAAATCTGCACGGCCTCGCGCTAACGTCATACTGAATTCTGCGGCACCGCGCTGTAACGTCGACCATTTCGCCGCGGCTGCACGTTTTGCCGCTTGCTCGGTTTTAAACGTCGAACGCATGACATAAATATTCCCCTCAGTCCCTTCCAGATAATTTCCCTCTTTACTGCTGGATGCGGGTTCTTTCTTTTTGACAGGGGTATTTTCTTTGCGTTTACGCACCACTTTTGTGGTCTTGGTTTTGCCAAAATTCAGATCCAGCCAGTACGCCGTAACACCGGTGTACGCGTCGCGGTCAGCAACGCGGAAACTGTGACTGTCTCCGCTACTGCGCGTAATGGTGATGACCGGTAACGGCTTGCCGCTTTGCGAAACCGCCTGCCCTGGCACAATGAACAGCAACATGCCGTTTTTTATTGTCGCGATTGCGCCCACCATTTCCGCCATGCGTGTGAGGAAGCTGATATCTGATTCATTCGTCTGGTCAGCGTGATCGAGTTCCATCGTCGCCAGCCGTTCTGTTACACCGGCTTTCAACCCATAGCGGCTGGCGATAGCAGATACCACAAATCCGACGGTCACATTGTGCCAACTGTACTCACGCTTAACGTTGAAGGTTTCTCTGAAGTCCGCACTGCGGGCGCTGATAGTCAACTGATCCGGCGGGCCACGATGCGCAATTTCATCAACCGTAAATGTCCCTTTGCTGATTAGCGGCTCATTCGCCCAGCCCAGCGCCACCGTGACCTTTGCACCGCGCGGCGGCAAGGCTAATTTTCCGTCTGCATCGTCAAGCACTAATTCCAGTGAATCAGCTTCAAACCCGCGATTATCAGTCAGCGATAACGACATCAGCCGATCATTCAGCTCTGTAACCTGCTGATCGCCAATCCTCACCATAAACGCCGGACGGGGTGAATATTCGTCCAACCGCCCAGAAATAGCCCCTAGCGTATCCATGATTGACATTGTTACCCCCTGATCTCTGCATGAATACTCGCGTTACGCGCGCGTAGGGACAACCGGCTCTGGTTGTCACGGTGCAGCGACAAGGCAAACGCCGTGCACAGGCAGTGAAATCCCGCAATCATGAAGCCGGACATTTGACGCATTGAGGCAACAAGCATGGCGACTAATTATCATCACGGTGTGACCGTCCGAGAAACAACGGATCTCAGCACCATCATTAACGATATCGACTCGGCAGTGATCGGCGTGGTGTGTACCGCAGATGATGCCGACGCTGATACGTTCCCGTTAAACGAACCGGTACTGTTAACCCGCGTTGCCAGCGTGTTGGGCAAAGCGGGTAAAACAGGCACGTTACACACCACGCTGAAATGCATTTCCGATCAGGCCAGCCCTCAAACGGTAGTGATCCGCGTGGCAGATGCGGCGAATGCGCAGGCAGAAGGCAATGAACCTAAACCGACGCAAGATCAGTTAGTGATCGGCGGTTCCGATGCTAACGGACGCTACACGGGGCTGTATGCACTGCTATCGGCAGAGGCGCGAATTGGTGTTCGTCCACGCGTACTGGCTGTACCGGAACTTGATACCCAAGCCGTTGCCGCACAGTTAGCCGTGATTGCTGAGAAGCTAAACGCGTTCGCTTATGTCAGTGCGCATGACTGTGCAACCATCGCGGCGGCGAAAACGTACCGTGAAAATTTCTCCCAGCGTGAACTTATGGTGATCTGGCCTGATTTTATTGCCTACGACACCGCAAAAGGGGAAAGCGTAATCGTACCCGCGCCAGCGTTTGCGGTTGGCCTGCGTGCCAAAATTGATGCGGAGACGGGCTGGCACAAGGTGTTATCCAACGTTGCGGTAAACGGTGTGCTGGGACTGAGCAAAGATGTGTATTTCACGCTACAGGGAACCGATACCGACGCTAACGAGCTGAACAGCAACGGCATCACCACGCTGATTAAGCAAAACGGCTTTCGATTTTGGGGATCACGCACCTGTGATCGTGAAACCTATCTGTTTGAAAGCTATACCCGTACAGCGCAAATCCTCGCAGACACCATCGCAGAAGCGCATTTCTTCTACATTGATAAGCCGCTTACGCCCTCGTTGGCAAAGGATATTGTGGACGGCATCAACCGCAAGTTAACGGCGCTGGTCACTGCTGGCCGTCTGCTGGGTGCTAATTGCTGGTATGACAAAGAAACCAACACCGGCGAAACGCTGCGCACTGGAAAATTAACCATCAAGTACAACTACACACCCGTTCCGCCATTGGAGCATTTGGATCTGGTGCAGGAGTTTACTGACGAATACTTCGCGACGTTCGCTAATACGTTCAGCGGGTAAGGGGTAAATCATGTCTCTGCCAAAGAAACTTAAATACTTCAATCTGTTTATCGACGGTGACAACTATTTCGGCCAAGTGCCGGAAGTGACACCACCCAAACTCACGCGCAAGACAGAAGACTATCAGGCGGGTGGTATGCCTGGCTTTGTCGCGATTGACTTCGGTTTTGATGCCGCCGCTCTGGATATGGAAATCACGTTAGGCGGGCTGGATGCTGGCTTGTTGAAAAAGTGGGGCGTCTCCACTGCGGACGGTATGCAAACGCGCTTTGCAGGTTCGTATCAGGATGAAGCCACAGGCGAAGCTGTGCCGTGTGAAATCCAGACGCGTGGCCGGTTTACCGAGCTTGACCCAGGCTCTGCCAAAGTGGGTGAAGATACGGCACATAAATACACCCTGAAAAATACCTACTTCAAGCTGACGATCAGCGGTGAAGAGGTCATGGAAGTGGATGTGCTGAACATGATTTATAAAGTGGCCGGTGTCGATATGCTGGAAAAACACCGCGCTAACGTTGGGTTATAAAAGGAAATGTCTACCATGACTGAGAAACAAAATAACGTCGTCATTCTGCAAAACCCGATTACGCGTAAAGGCGGTGATGTGAAAGAAGTTACGATCACCGGCGCACTGAAACAGGCCGGATCGCTGCGTGGGCTGAAAGTCTACGATGTGATGACATCCGATGTTGATAGTTTGCTGACGTTACTCCCGCGCGTTACCAGTCCTGCGCTGACGAAAGAAGAACTTACCACGATGGATACCTGGGATTTTTGCCAGCTCTCCAATGCGGTGGCGACTTTTTTGCAACCCTCTTCCCCAGCGAACGAGACGGGCGCGGTAACGGCGTAATTCATTGCCCGTTTAACAGTGTTGAAGAGGTGATGGCCGACATCGCAGCAATTTTCCATTGGTTGCCGTCGGCGATGGATGCCATGCCAGTAGATGAGCTGCTGGCATGGCGCAGCCGAGCAGCCGTTAGAAGCGGAAACTCGGAATGACAGATCGCAATCTCAATATTCGCGTGGCGTTCAGCGCGATCAATAATATGGCTCGGCCCGTCAGTGCTGCACGCAGCGGCACTGCGGCGCTGGCTGACCAAATCAGAACAACACAAAACACCCTCAACGGGTTAGGACGTCAGGCCAGCAGCTTCGACCGTCTGAGCGCTGCATCCGCTAAAACAACCCGTGAACTGGAACAAGCTAAAGCCAAAGCCGCCGCGATGCGTGCCGAATTTGGTGCCGCCAGTGCGCGAACGGACGAACAAAACGCGGCACTGAAACGGCAGCGTGAGCTAATCAGGCAATTATCAACGGCTCAGACCAACGAAACCGAACAGTTAAAACAACTGCGGGCAGAGCTGGCGCGGCACGGTGTGATACTCGATCGCAGCCGCAGGGCAACAGACCAGATTAGCGATCAAACCGCACGCTATAACCGTATGTTAGCGGAACAGCAACGGCGGTTAGCGGCAGTGACGCAGGCACGCGCACGCTATGATCGGATGCAGCAAACGGCGAGTAACCTGCGTAGCACGGGGGCAATGGCAATCGGTGCCAGTGCAGCCGGTGCGTATGTCGGCGCCAGAATGATGGCCCCTAATCTGCAATCAGATAAAAGCGGGGCGGTGATTGCTGCGCAAAATGCCGAAGTCCCTGCAATGGGGGCACAGTATTCGAAAATCATTAAAGGGATTAATAGCGCCGGTGTGAGCAATGACCTTGCTCAGATCGCTAACACCGTATCTGCGGTGCGTAGCTCACTGGGCGCATTGGGGGAAGTCGGTGAAGCTGAATTAGACAGGATCTCGCGCAAAGCGTTGGATATGCAATCCGTGCTAGGCGGTGACACGGCGGAACATATCCAGATTGCCACCATCATGATGAAGAATGGTCTGGCTCGCAGCAGTGATGAAGCATTCGATTTGATGGCGGCGGGTATGCAACGTGTGTCTACACAGATGCGCGGCGAGTTACCTGAGATATTGCATGAGTATTCAACGCATTTCAGGAACATGGGCTACAGCGGATCAGAAGCTATGACGCTGCTGGTCAGCATGGGGCAACAAGGCAAATTCGCGCTGGATAAGACCGGCGATGCCATCAAAGAATTCAGCATTCGCGGCTCTGACATGTCCAAAGCCAGTGTGGAGGCGTATGACGCCATCGGACTGAATGCGCAGCGCGCGTCATCTGCCATCGCCAGCGGCGGTGCACAGGCGCGTAACGCGATGCAGCAAACCGCGCAGGGGTTATTGAAGATTAAAGACCCAGCCGCGCGGGCAAATGCGGCGATTGCATTATTTGGCACCCCGATAGAAGACCTGTCTATCGATCAGATCCCTAACTTCCTGTCAGCGCTAGCCAATACCACAGACCAATTCAGCAATGTCAGCGGAACGGCCGAACGTATGGGCAGCACGTTACGCGATAACCTGTCGGGGGATATCGACAAGCTGGGTGGTGCACTGAGTGGGTTACGTTTTGCCATCTTTGAAAATGATTCAGGTGTTCTGCGTTCGCTGGCTCAGGGCGCCACGGCGTTAGTAAATAGTGTCCGTGAATGGGTAACGGCTAACCCTGAGTTGGCTCAAACACTGCTTGTGGTTGTGGGTGGCGCGTTAGCGCTCACCGCCGCCATCGGCACCGTCTCTCTTGCGACTGGCATATTGATGGGGCCATTTTCCAAACTGCAACTTGGCCTATCCCTGTTAAGCGGTGGTAAGGGTATTGGCACCGTTACAAGTATGTTCAGCAGGCTTAGCGGCGTTATGACAGGTAGCCTGTCCAGCACTCGCGCGTGGGGGGGCATCCTTACCAGTATACGCAGTGGTATCGGTGGCATCGGCAATATCGCCCAAGGCGCTGGCCGTTCCTTGTTGATGGTATTCACTCAGCCAGGTGCGGCGCTATCGGCATTGGGTAATGGCGTGCGAATGCTGGCGACATCGGGATTTTCTGCACTGAGCGGTTCAGGGATGGCGGTATTCAATATCCTGCGTACCGGCTTCATGCTGTTGCTCAGTCCCATCGGCTTAATCGGCGCAGCAATCGTTGCGGCTGGTGTATTAATTTACAAATACTGGGAGCCGATCAAAGCGTTTTTCAGTGGCTATTTTAGTGGTCTTGTTGCTGGTCTTGAGCCTGTTAAACAATCGTTCTCTGCGTTATCGCCTATTTTCGACGGGATCGGACAGGCCATTAGTGGTGTATGGGACTGGTTCAAAAAACTATTTGAACCGGTCAACGCCTCATCGGAATCACTGAAACAATGCACGGAAGCGGGGAAAGTGTTTGGTGAAGTAGTTGGAATGGCGATTAGTGGTGTAGTGACGGTTATTTTGAAAGTTGCTGAAGGCATTGGCTGGATACTGGAAAAATTAGGGGTTATCCCTGAAGCCGCAAATGCCGCCGTCTCTGCATCAAATGCCATGAATGGGGCAATCCCACAAAAAGGCTATGAATCTAAAAAGCCGGTTATGTACGTATGGGATAAGAAACAAAAGAAAATGGTGGCGCAGGAATGGAAACCACAGCCCCCCAAAGAAGCTGATGCGGTGATTAAAACCGGTGAGGCAGCAAAACCACCGGCAAGCGAAGGCAATAAGCCTAAACAAACTGGGGTGTTGCAGGACTTGACGGGGAGCAATCCCAAAACAGAAAAAACAGGCAGCACAGCAAAGACAGAAGAGAAGAAAGACCCGAACAAGCTGGGTGATATCGTTTTTAAAAACGTACCCCCTGCGGTCATGCTGGCGAACGGCTATCGTGAATCACAGGTTATGCCTGCACAGCCCAAAATTCCCTTACTCGAACGTGTGAAGCAAACCGCCGGTGTGCTGGCCGCTTCTGTCCTGCCGTTCACCGTGCAACCTGCTGGGGCAGACGTTCCGGCCATCAATTCACCTGCAGCACAGATGAAAACAGCGATGTCTGCCGGTATGGCCAGCACAGACAAATATGAAATCAATATCACGATTCAGGATGCACGCAGTCTGGATGAAGACAAACTCGTCGCCAGACTGCGGCGGGAAATCGACGATATTGAACGCCGTAAGCAGCGTCGCCAGCGCTCACAACTAACCGATCACGTATAGGGCTTTTATCATGATGATGATTCTGGGTATGTTCGTTTTCATGCGGCAAACTGCACCGTACCAATCCCTGAGCCATGACAGCAGCTGGCGACATGTTAAGAATGACCGAGTCGGTAAATCCCCGCGTTATCAGTATATCGGCGCAGGGGAAGATAAAATCACGCTGGCTGGTGAACTGTACCCAGAAATAACCGGCGGCGATGTGTCGTTGAACATGCTGCAAACGATGGCCTACACAGGGAAAGCCTGGCCGCTGATCGAGGGGACAGGCAACATCTACGGTATGTATGTGATAACCAGCATTAACGAAACCCGTTCTGAGTTCTTTAATGACGGTAAAGCACGGCATATTTCATTTACGCTGAATCTGGAACGGGTTAGCGAGGATTTGCGGGAAATGCTTGGCGATATGGATATCGGCTTGCCCTTGTGACACAGACGCTTCTAGCTGTGATCGATAAAAAAAGCCCACTGTCTGGCTAACAGTGGGCTTCGCTTTCCCCGATGTATCATTATTATTTTAAAACCAACAACATAATGACATTTTGGGTGATTGTTTTATAAACGTTTATACAGATCGATTAAGCGTTATTGATCGGCTGTAGCGATCAATTCAGCATCCGGCGCAGTTGGCCACTCGATATCTGTAGCGCTCACATCAACACGGCTCAGTAGCACTGCATATTTCTGCCATTCAGTCAGTGCGGCTTTCTCTTCATCGGTCGCAATATCCAAATTAACAGCATACGTCAGCTCGTTGATGCGCGACGTTGCCGCAGATTTGCGCGTAGCCAGTTTCTGCTGGGCAACCTTGAGCGCGGCGGCGGCTTGTACCTCTTTATCGATCACCCACTTTTTCCCGTTCCATGCGTCGAATTCAGATGAAGGTTTCAGCAGCGTGACGTTATCAGGCAGTTCGCCGAACTGGCTAACGGTCTGTGCCTGTCGTGTTTCCGTGTTGTAGACAGTTTGGCCGCGATAATCTGGCACCTGCTCCCACGCTTTACCATCAGCGCTGCGGCTCAGAGCTTTGCCGACTGGCGGCAATTGCGGTTCGTCTGCGTAGCTGTCAGCAGGTAGGCCAACACCCTGCATGACGTATTCATAGCTGGCGCTCTGATACTCTCGCGTAACGGGGTTAACGTGATAAACCGTAATCCAGCCAGAATTCATTGCCAGCCCACGGTCGTTCAGTTCTGCGTTTTTGATTTGTGTTGAATAGTTGCTCATTATGCTGCTCTCACGATGTAGTTAAAGGCGATATTGCGCGGGCGGTTTTCGTTAGCTGTGGGTACGACGCGTGACGCGTCAAATGAGACATCAGAGTGATAAACGCCAACAAAATTCCCGCTAATTCCTGCCCCCGAACGGTTTGAATATGAAAATGCACCGGATGGTACATAGTTCTGTCTATCAACAACCTGAAATTCACCTGTTATGTTCCTTATTGCGTCGCTCTGCGCTGACAGCAGTCCACGCCCAGTATCAACACCGCGCCCATCATCCCAGCCGCGAACAAATTCGCCGCGCAAGTCTGGTAGGACGCCTGACGGATAGGCCGTTGCCAATTGCGGATATGCTGATTTATTGAATGACTGCCCATTGCACTTTATCCAGCCTGCCGGAGGGGTTGCTGATGGATATGGAACAGGGGCACCAACAGGGAAATCGCTGGGTAGATTAATATCTGTCGTACCATCGAACGTCACGCCGTTAATTTTGCGAGGGGTCGCCAATTTAGTCGCCGCCGCCGCAGTTCCATCCGCTGGCAACGCTGCAGTCGCTTTTGCCAGCGCGTTAGTTGCAATAGAGTGAGCCGTAAAAAGCTGCTGCGCTGTCGCAGCAATAGTTCTGCTATTACTGTTAATTGACGAGCTCAACACCACCACACCCGCGACGTCATATGATGCCGCGGGAACGTTTTTAATCTGTGACCAGTCAGAATCAACGATAATATCTGCCGAACCGTCAAATGCCACGCCGTTGATTTTGCGGGCTGTAGCCAGCTTAGTAGCCGCAGCCGCAGTGCCACCCGCAGTCAGCGCACCAACGTCACCAGCAGTGAGCACGATATCTGCCGATAGCGCTTTGCCGTTAACGGTACGCCCTGACGGCACTCGGCCATTAGCGTTGGTATTCGCGTTGGTCGCTGCCGTAGCGGCATTATTCGCGGCGGTGGTTGCTGCGGTGACGCGGGTGTCGGTTTCCGCTTTGGTGTATGCCCCCACATCCCCGGCACCCAGCGCGATATCTGCCGACAGCGCTTTACCGTTGACGGTACGCCCGGACGGCACGCGGCCATTAGCGTTCGTGTTGGCGTTAGCCGCTGCGGTGGCGGCATTGTTGGCAGCGGTGGTTGCCGTGGCAACGCGGGTATCAGTTTCTGCTTTGGTATATGCCCCTACATCGGTGGCAGTAAGGGCGATATCAGCCGTTAGCGCTTTACCGTTAACCTTCCGTGCAGACGGCACGCGGCCATTGGCGTTGATATTCGCGTTAGCCGCTGCGGTGGCGGCATTGTTGGCAGCAGTGGTTGCCGTGGCAACACGGGTATCAGTTTCTGCTTTGGTATACGCCCCCACATCGGCAGCAATAAGGGCGATATCTGCTGTCAGTTCTTTACCGTTCACCTTCCGCCCAGATGGCACTCGGCCATTGGCGTTGGTATTCGCGTTAGCTGCTGAGGTGGCGGCATTGTTGGCAGCAGTAACGGCCACTTTAACCGCTTTAGGTGTTGCCGCAAGTACCTCGCTATCACTGGTTGTCGCGTTGCTCAGTTGAACTAACCCTTTTGCGTTTAATGTGCCGTCTGGATGTTTACGGCTTTTTTCATGTTCTGCCAGCGCGTCATCAACATAGCCCCGCGTTGCTAATACGACGGTCGGATCAATCTTTAGCATTACGGCGTCGGTACTGCTGACAATCAAAATCATGCGTACAGTTTGAATCCGTCCGCTACCTTCTTGCAGTAACGGCTTGTACGTTTCGGCACAGTTCCCTATTGCGACTAGATCGCCTTCAGCATCAAATAGGCCGATTTCACGTATCCAGAATCCGCCTTCATTTTCTGGAATAACCTGTTCCGCAATAATTTGATTGGCGTTCACTGGGTCGATACTCAGTGTGTTGATGCCTGCCCGCCGTTTTTCATTTATCAGTGCGGTTTGTGCTGGGTTAGGTGTGGGAAGCGTGCCGCCGCCATCGCCGACAGCCATATGCGTGATATCAAGATGCGAACCTAGCACAGTGGCGTTTGCCAGCTTAGCAGCACCAATATTAGTTAGTAAGACAAAGTATTTCGTACTCATTGGGTTACTCTCATCATATCAATCAGGTGAACGCCAGCGCCGACGACATCCGATCCGGTGGCTGTAATGGTTTCAGGAAAATAGGGATAAACAGTCAATGTGTCGCCGCTGTAGACTGTAGCGGCAACATAGGCCGCGCCTTGTGTGTCGAGGTTGATATTCAGACCCAGCAGGTGACGTGACGCGGGTTTGGCGTCGGCAATCAGCCGCTCCAGCTCGTAAAAGGTTTCTTCTGTGATGCCGCTATCCTGCACGCCAATGTCTAACCGAAAGGTGCCGGGTGCTTCGCCGTTCTGCCACCACTCAATAATGCGGATCAGATAGCCGAACGGCTCCACCACGCGACGCAGCGCACCGATGGTGCCTTTGTGGCGATGTATGAAATAGGCATCTTTTATCGCCTGACGCTTGATAACTTCCGGCCATTTTTCATCCCAGCGATCAACTGAGAATGCCCATGCCAGATAGGGCAGCAGGTTTGACGGGCAACTTTTTGGATCACATAACTGACGTAACGGGATCGGCGTGCGGGATAATTCCGCGCAGGCTTTGGCTGCGGCAATTTCCAACTCAGATGAACCAACGGGTAGCAGGCTGTTATTCATCTGATCCCCCGATATTCAGCACCCAGTTAGCGCAGTAAGACGCCTGGCTTTTATCAAGCACGATATCTGCGGCTGGGCTTTCCAAATCAACGCGCTGTACACCCTCAACATGGAGTGCCGCGAAGATTGCAGATCGGCGAATATCACGGCCTAACCGATGCTGTGCGGTGATATACGTCTGCAAGCGGGCTTCTGCGGCGATGCGGATAGGTTCGGCTTCTGGCCCAGGATAGACATACAACGTTGCGGCAATTTCATAAGGGATGATGACGGCGGATTGAACGGTTACACGGTCTGCAACCGGCCGCACGTTCTCGGCGTTCAGTGCAGCATCAACGGCTTGCAATAATTCATCACTGGTGCTGCCATTTCCTTCACGCGACAGCACGGTGACCGTGACGGCGGCAGGGCTGGGGCTGACTGCGCTGGCGTCAGCGACTCGCCCATCGGCACTACGGGCATGAAATTCATAGGCTGCGGTTGGCCCCGCAACACTCAGCCCCTCAAATGCCTGTTGCGTACGGGTACGCAGATCGGCATCAGACTCCATGACTGCTTCAATGGGGGGGATCGCCGTTGTATCTTCTGCTGTGATAACCAAACGTTGCACATTGACGTTAGCCGCTAGCTGATCCAGATCGCTTCCGGCGGCGTAAGCCAGCATGTTAGCGCTGGCCGCTTCGTTAACTCGCTGACGCAATAACAGTTCATGATAGACAGACAGTTGCAGCAGCTTGGTTAGCGGCTCAGATTCCAGCGCCAGCGTGCGTGTGATGGCATCACGTTGCTCGACTGGAAACAGAGCGATAAACATCGCCTTGCGTTCCGCATACAACGTTTCGTAGTCCAGTGTTTCAACGACATCAGGGGCAGGCAGCAAGGATAAATCAATCAATCCGCTCATCGTGCCCCCTGTAGTGAAATCGTGGCGCTAAATGCCGCCAGATTATCTGTGCGCTGCGCCTGAAGCGTAACGGCAACGAGTCCGGCACCATGGGTTTCCAGCGTAATTTTTGTTGGGGTAATACGCGGCTCCCAACGCATTAATGCGCTGTAGATGGCTGACCTTATCTTTAGCTTTATTGCAGGCTCTTGAGGTTCGTCAATCAGAGAAAAAAGCTGTGATCCGTAGCTACGCCGCATCACTCGGCTACCGACAGGGGTGATTAAAATATCGCGTACTGACTGGCTGATATGCTCATCATCAGTAATCGCGCGACCAGTACTGGCATTCATGCCGATATATTTTTCATTGCTCATTGCGGGCCGTCCGTTCTGCTACCGCCACGCTGCACACCGCCGTGATCATGATCATCTACGACCACGCCGTTCGATGACATTTGGCCGCCGGTGTGGGTGATATCGCCCTTCATCGTGCCGCCTTTTTCTACGCTGAGCGTTTGCGTGTTGAGATGTTGGGTGCAAATCACTTTCGGGGTATCCAGCGTGATAGATTCAGCCGCTTCAACAATCACCTTTTTGACGCCTTTAACGGTCATCGTTGAGGTGTTGGCATCATACGTTTCGCTGGCGCCATCGGGATAAACGGTGGTGTGTACCTTTGGGGTGTTGCTGGGCGCGCGGTGCTGACCGGAATACAGGCTTAACACGATCACAGCCGTTTCCAGATCGCCGCCTGGTGCAGCGATAAGCACCTGTTCGCCCACTGACAGCGGCCACCACGATGTAGCGTCACCCGCACGAGCAACGCCCCAGCGTATCCAATCCGTGGTATTTCCGCCGGTTTCCACGCGCGCCAAATGACGAACGTGATCGACGTCAACAACCTTACCGATACGGATCAGGTTATTCAGAAGACGGTCAAAGTCATTGGAGGTCATGGCTGGCGCTCGGTAATTGATTCATAGCGCCAGTTTCATGTGTCGCGCGCGGGCGCACAACGGAAGGGGATTGTAGGGGGACTGCAACAACTAATCGGGCTGAATAAAGTCCGTGATGGTATCGGCCACCCAGTCAAGATCGGTGGGCGTTAAGCCCAGTAACTCACGTATGGGGTAACGCACGGATGAGCGGCCTATTTTATCAGCCTCGCCAAACTGGTGAACACGCGCGATACTGGCTGCATGACCACTGAAACCAACGGCCGCACTATTGGGTGATGTGTCGATGCGTAGAAAACGGACAGTGCGCAACTTGCGGAACATCGTTTCTTTGCGTGCCGGTGAGGTGGAGACGCTACTGACGTTAATACTGAGATAGCGATCGATGTCAGCACGCAGGAACGAGCGCAAACCGCCGCGCCCAACATCAAAGCCGGTAATCATTCTCTCACCGCTGCGGCCTTTGCTGCTGTGCCAGTTGCGTAGTTCTCGCACCTCACTTTTCCACATAAACCGGACACCACCTTGTGTGCGTCGGGCTTGCCTTTTACGTCCCTCGTAAGATGATCCATCTGGGTTCTGTTGCTGTGCAATCCGTTGTTGCTGACGTTTACGCAGCCCTGTTGCAATCTGTCGTGATAAGCGACGCCGTTGATTAGCCGCCAGTTGTTCAACAACGGATTTCAGATATCCATCCAGCTCCTGAAACAGCGCGTCATTCTGGCTCATTATTAACCTGCCGTAGCGTCATGAATAACTGTGCTGGCCACATCGTCTTTTACCAGTAATCCCCATGCATCCTGTCCTTCCATCGGATCAGGTGGCGGATCAGCACGATGACGAACGTTGATTTCGCCAGCTTCATTGCGGGTGACGATCACCGTCTCATCAGCCTGGATACGGATCAATAAATCGGCCGTACTATTACTCAGCAAATCCGCTTCAAATGTAATACCTGTTTTACGCCGTTCTGGGTTAAGTAATAAATCCGGTTGATAGATTCGCGCCCACATCAGTACTGGCACCATCAGTGTATCGATAGAATGGGGATAGTCCATTGCCAGCACTTCCAGCGTGTAGCGATATTCAAAGGAGGCAGAGCGCGCACCGGTACTGATTGCATTCCCTTTCTGGACATAGACGACCAGTTGATCGGGGTTTTCCCGCAGCCATGGCTCCTGTTCGCTAATGGTTTTTCTCAGCAGTTCCGCTTTTAGCATGTTGTTGCTCTCTCTGTTGTTCAGCCTGGCGAATGAGCGCTTTATCGTTGTTGGCACTCTCCAGCGCGGCCAGCAGCAGGCTATTCCAGTTAACAGACTGGCCGTAGGTCAGACGGTTATTGACTATCGCGCCCTGCGGCAGCGGTATTACCGTCGGTGCGGTTAGGTTCGCCGACAGAGGAACGCAGGCTATCGGCACGTAAACGGTTCGCGTAGTCGAGCAACGGCACAGCAGCGCCATCAGGCACAAACTCATCAGCACAGACTTGACCGGCCAGCGCCTGATTAATCGTCTGACTACGTTTATCGGCATCTTGTTGTATCCGGCGTTTATCATGTTCAGCCTCGCGTGACAGCGTGTTGAATATCTGGAAGGTACGTTGCTGATTGTTGATAACGCGCTCGGCGCTGTCCCGTTCTGCAAGTAATACAGCATTATTTTCCGACAGCTTGGTGATGCGTCGATGCTGCAATACGCCAATGATTGCCAGACATAGCAGCGACACACCGATAATCAAACGCCAGTTCATACTGGATAGTCCCGCTGAGATAACTGAAAGTGCGGACCATCTTTAAAGGTTTTCCAGTCACCTCCCCATTCAAGCGACACGCCTAACTCATCCGCAGCACGCTTCATTGCCTCAGCTAATGGGTAAAAATATTTCCAGTCCCAACTTACCTTTCCATCAGGCAACGGCACGATATCGATCGCATGCCCAGTAATATGACGGCTGTTCATTGTGGTACTCGCACCACTGCTAACCAACTGGCGCTGACGTTCTTTGGTTCGCAATCCCTCAATGACCCGAAAGTCGATGGTTGTTAGCTCCAATGCTCGGCGTGCAACCCGTACTAAATCGCAATGAACACCAATAAGGTTTTTTTCGCTAACAGAACCAAATATAAACATAATCAGCTACTCCCTGTTTTACGCTTTAACATGCCCACTGCAATTCCACGTAGCTGATCTGTACCAATAAAACCGACCATTCCACCTAAGAAAGGCGTCAAGCTGACAGGTAGGCCGAAATAATCCAGTAGGCCAGAAATGGTTAATGCTAACGCACCGCAAATGACGCCCTCAGCCCATTTGTTTTTACGCTCACCACCGTCATAAATCAGGCGAGCATAGGCAATAAGCCCCGCCAATAAAGCAGCGTAAATCGTGGGCCATGCGGACTTAAGTCCGGCCAATACTGACGCCCATACATCAGGATCTTTATCACTCATCTTCATTGTCCGTTACCCTCATTCGGGTGTTAATGTTCAGTCCCATAGCTGTATGATTTCCTGTTGTGTTGCTGCGGTGACGTCTGGCAGCGTGACCAGCAGGCCAGCCGGTAACAGTGGCCCACGTTCGCACAAGCCCGGATTGGCCGCGTAAACCCCTTCCGTAACACCGTCTGTTCTGCCGTAGTAGCGCCAGCACAGCAGATCAACGGTGTCATTTTGCTGTGCACGAACTTCCATCAGACCAACTCAGCCAGGCCGCGATTAACACCGAGGATGTCGCGGATAGCCCAGCGTCCGTCGCGCCATAGCGTGTCAATCTGTGAACTCAACGCCTCTGCGTGCTTTTCCCCCTCGCGCGTGGTGTCGATATCGCGATAACCCTCGATCAATAACGCTTTGGTGATGGAGTACACCGCACGGCGGTAGCGCCAGACCAAAACGGACTCGCCATTGATCTGGTCGATATCGTCAGCGCCATCGGGTTTAACCTCTGATAGAACGGCAAGCCCACGTTGCTCTTGGCTGTTTCGCCAGTCGGCCAACTGTCCGTTAACGTGCGCAACCGCTTCTATGGCCTTATCCATCAGGCGATCCGTTGTCACTTGCCCGTCAAGACGCATCGCGCGACGCAGAGCGGACAGGACAATCACCGGCCAAAATGCATGGCTCGTCACTTTCGCATCACCATCGTTGATGGTGTCCTGCGTGGCTGGCCTTACCGGCTCTGTGGCAATCAGGCTCATGGTATTACCTCAAAAGACAGGCGGTGGACGACGCAACACGACACAATAAATTGCCCGTATTACGCCGTGCCGCCTGGTGCGCGGGGGCACGTTTGGTTACGACGCGCTTTTTTTGGCGCGTGGTGTCGTAGTTCGTGATGCTTTCGCCGCCGTCGATTTACGCGGCGCTCTCGTTGCTTTGGCTGCGGGTTTGTCGGCTGGCTTATCCGCAGGCGGTGGCGCATCAGTGTTTTCTTCCTCTGGCTCAGTTGCTTTCTTGAGCGCCCGCCCCAGTAGCTCGATGTCGCGTTTAACCCCGATGCCATCAAACAGCGTGACAGCGCGTTGCAACCAGTCGCGCGCGGCGCTCAGCTCGTTGGTATCCAAACGCAGGGTGTAGCCCAACGTCTTGTAAAGTTTGGCGCGCACCTGATCAGGCATGTCTTCGCTAGCGGTAAGCCGTTCCAATTGCAACAGCAGGTCAGCAGCCAGAGGCGCAACGCTAACATCGGCTTTAAACGCTGCCAGTGCGGGATCGCAAATCTCATCAACCAGCGCAGTGGCAACCGTGCGGGTGTACTGGTCGGGCATTGGCAGGCGATGGCGCAGGACATAATCAGCAATACGCAGCGCATCACCCACCAATCCAGCATCAATCGACCAGATCATGATTGTGGTCAGCACTTCATCAGCGTGGCCGCTATCTGCCGCCAATACGCCATTAACCCAGCCCTGATAGTCGGGCAGCAGTTCGCGCTTTAGTTCGGCCTTTGTCGTGGCAGACTGCACCTGGCTTAAACGGGATTTATCCATCCTCAGCCGGTGCAATTGCTGTTCGTAGGCTGTGCGCTCAACGTCACCGCCGTTTGATTTGCCATGGCGCTGGGCCATGACAGTTTGAAAATGTCGCTGTGCAGGTGTCAGCATGATGCCCCCTTAGCAGACCGTGCGTTATCCGGCCTGCTTGCCGTTAAAATTAGCCTTGCGTCGCTCCAGCAAACGTAATGCCTTCAATCAGGCATCCGGTGCCATAGTCTTCAATGACATAGGCGTCATTCGATGACTCATAGGTCGCAATACGATTGCGCTCAGGTTCATCACGCACGGCACGGCGCTGCTTATCTTCCTGCCAGTAGATCGACAGATTGCTAAACGGGGTCACGAACATGCTGCCATCAGGGAAAGACGGCGCAATGAAGGTTGGTAGATTGCCGATAGCCTTACGCGATACCAGCAGTTGGCCGGCCAACGCTTCAGAGTTCGGATTGTTGGTATTGATGGCGTTAATCAGCGGATATTCTTTGCTGACCATGATCTGACGACCACAGATGACCACTAAATCTTGTGATGACTTAAACCACTCATCCAGTAGCGAGTTAACGGCGTCATAGATCACGGCGTCGAGGTTGCCGTAATCTCCCTTCGCGATGATTTTATTTTCATCATCACGGCTGGTGACAGTGATGTTTTTCATCACGCGCTGTGCGGCATGGAGGCGATATTTCTCCAGCCAGCCGATATTCACATCCTGCAACAGCGGGTTGGTTGCCAGATCGGATTTAGCGGCACGCGACGTACCGTTAAAACCAATCATGATGCGGTCGAGCGCCTTACGCTTGATGATCTGGTTGCTAATGCGCTGTTGGAAATCGGGGAACTTGGCCCACATATCCAACTGCGGATAGCTGATAAAGGTATCCGTATTGGTTTGCTCACAGCGGAATTTATCATCGTCCAGCGTGTGAACCGATTTCGGTTCACGTCGCTCGGTGCTTGATGTGTTCGAGCTTGAAATAGGGCCGCTGATACCTAACCCCAGCTTTTGCCCCTCTTGATCGGATACACCGGTGATGTTGATTTTTTGCAACAGCTCGCTGGATTGCTGAACCTTATCTTCCAGCTTTTGCTGGATTGACGGTGCAACACTGAACTGCTTGGTAACGTGATCAGGTTGGACGCCGTTAAGCTCAGCCTGGCGGTTAATGTAAGCGTCGTACAAAACGCGGGTTTCATTCTTCATGTTAGGTTCCTGCGATAGTCGGTTTAAAGGGTGATTAGCAGTCAGCTAACACGATGCCGGATTGCGGATTGCCGCCGGAAGCTGGGGGGCGTTGGCTAAAGTTGCCATCCTGTCCGGCAAGCTGTTCTTTCAGCTCGGCTAATGACTTATTCAGCGTCTCCACGTTGCCTTTCAGCTCGGTGTTTTGCGCTTGTAACGCGCTGAATGTTTCGGTTTTATCCAGCAGCTCACGTTGGCTTTTGGCGATCAGCTCAACCGCCTGTTTCAGCTCGCCATTTTCCTTACTGAACCGTTGCTGACTGCCGGTTAGCAATTCGGTGATGCGGGAAAAGAAGTTTTTGCCAGCTTCGCCAGCGGGTGCCTCTTCTTCAAATTCAAGCGTGATCGGCGTATCAGCGGCCGTGAAGAAACATTCAGGGCTGGTTTTTCGCCCGTCCAGCGGGCCTTTGCCACCGCACTTGGCGTTAAACTCCAGAATGCCGACGCCCAGACTGGCCGGATCGTCGGTCATTCCCAGCCCCATCAAATAGGCTTCACCGGTGTCAGCGAAAGAGGGGTGAATTTCAATGCTGGGGTAAATCTTCTGGCGCTTGGTGTTCAATGCCACCATGTCATCAGTGGCATCAATCTTGATTTGTAGCGCCAACTTGCCTTTGAGCGGCCCGTCCTGAATCTCAAATTCGCTCACTTCTTCCACGTCGCCATACGCCCGAAAATCGCTGGTCGGCGAGTAACCGCGAATGTGTTCAAGGTTCACGCGTGCACCGCGCACCTGTTTATTGAAGTTTTTCGCCATTTGCGAAATATGCACACGCTCAAGTGTGCGGCCGTCGCAAGTTGCGCCTTCAACAGCGGCAAGAAACGGTTTTGAAATCGGCATGGTAATGCTCCGGTGATAACAGGGTGTCTGTCTGATACCCCTATCATCGCCACGCAGTACGACGGGCGCTATCGGTGCCGATTGTGGCGGAACTACGACAACGTGAGCCGATATTTTGCCGCGCGCGGGCGCGATAGCCTGTATGCATGAATCTACTTCCCGATATCCGCACAGAAGCCAAAAGCCTTTACTGGCAGGCCTATAGCATCCCTCAAATCGCGCAGCGGCTGGGGGTGAGCAACAACACGCTCTATTCATGGCGACGGCGTGATAAGTGGGACGACAGCACGCCAATCCAGCGGGCGCAGGAGCGCACAGAAGTACGCTATTTACGGCTGATAGAGAAAGACGACTTCACGCCGCATGACTTTAAAACCATCGACCTGCTAGGGCGTCAGATGGCGCGTTTTTCACGCGATGAACGAAAGGATCAGGAAAAGGAGACACGGAAGAAAGCGCCGAAGAACCATTTTACGGACGAACAGATCGCAGAGTTGCGCGCCCTGGTACTGGAATCACTCTACGAGCATCAAAAGCGTTGGTACAAAAAACGTAAGCAGCGTAACCGCGCGATACTGAAAAGCCGCCAGATTGGCGCAAGCTGGTATTTTGCGCGTGAAGCGCTGCTGGATGCACTGGAAACCAGCACGAACCAAATCTTTCTGTCAGCCAGTCGGGCGCAGGCTTACCAGTTCAAACGGTTTATTCAACTGCTGGCGTCCAGCATTGGCGTGGAGCTGAAAGGCGGGGACGCGATTGTGCTGTCGAACGGCGCAACACTGTACTTCCTCGGTACGTCAGCGGCAACCGCACAGAGCTACACCGGCAATCTGTACTTTGATGAATTCTTTTGGGTTAGCAACTTTCTTAACCTGCGTAAAGTCGCGGCGGGGATGGCGACGCAAAAAGGGTTGCGCCGCACGTACTTTTCTACGCCATCCAGTGAAGAACATGAAGCCTACACGTTTTGGACAGGGGATTTCTTTAACAAAAGCCGCCCTAAAGCGGAACGGGTAGAAATCGATGTCACCCACAAGGTTCTAAAGAAAGGGCTGTTGTGCGGTGACAATATCTGGCGGCAGATCGTCACCATTCATGACACGTTAGAACAAGGTTTTGACCTGGTTGATCTGGATGAAATTAAGTCTGAAAACAGCCCTGACGATTTTGAAAACCTCTATGCGTGCCGCTTTGTCAGCGTCGGTGAGCGTGCCTTTGACTATACCGCGCTGATTAACTGCGGTGTGGATGGTTACAACGATGATGTCTGGTCGGACTGGCGACCCTACACGCAGCGGCCGTTAGGTAACCGCCCCGTATGGATAGGCTACGATCCGAGCGGTGACAGCGGCACGGGGGACAGTGCCGGTTTGTCCATCGTTTCCCCGCCCGCTGTTCCTGGCGGCAAGTTCCGCGTGATCGAGATACGACAGTTACGCGGCATGACCTTTGAAAAACAGGCCGAAGTCATTAAAGAGCTGACCCACCAATACAACGTGCAGTTTATCGGCATTGATAGCACCGGCAACGGCAGCGCCGTGCATCAGCTTGTTGTTAAGTTTTTCCCCGCCGCCGTGAAATATCAATACTCGCCCAGCGTGAAACGTGAACTGGTACTGAAAGCCCAAATGCTGATCCGCGCGGGGCGGTTTGAGTATGACGCGGGGATGATGGAGCTGGCGCGGTCTTTCATGACGGTACGGAAATTTGTGACGCAGGGCGGCATGACGTCGTATGCATCAGACAGAACAAAAGGCAGCAGCCACGGCGACATTGCCTGGGCAACCATGCACGCGTTACACAATGAACCAATCGGCAGCGAGTCGGGCGGTAATGATGGATTTATTCAGGAGTTCTAACCATGTCACGTAAGAAACAGCACTCGCGCACGGCTAATCTACGCGCTCCAGCCGCACAGACACCCGTAACGGGGGAATTGATTCAACAGCCGATTGAGTCGCTACAGTCTTTTTCGTTTGGCGACGCACAGCCCATCATGGACAGGCGCGACCTGTTGGACTGCATGGAATGCGCCAGAAATGGCCGTTGGTATGAGCCACCGATCAGCACCTACGGCCTAGCGCGGATGTTTGACGTTGCTGTGCATCATCAGTCACCGATACTGTTCAAGCGTAATGTCATTATGTCCTGCTACGAGCCACACCCGCTGTTATCGCGGCAGGATGCCAGCGCCTTTGTACTCGACTGGCTGGTATTCGGTAATGCGTATCTGGAACTGAGAAAGAACCGCATCGGCCAACCGCTGAAGCTGAAGCATACCCATGCCAAGTACACCCGACGCGGGGAGAATCTGGAGCAGTACTGGTTTGTGACGTACTACGCCAACGATCACGAATTCGAGCCAGGCAGCGTGTTCCACGTTAAAAGCCCCAGCATTCACCAAGAGATATACGGCACACCGGAATATATGGCGGTGATCCAATCAGCGATGCTGAACGGTGAAGCCACGTTGTTCCGACGTAATTACTACATCAATGGTAGCCATGCAGGGGTGATCGTCTACCTCACCGATCCCATCACCAACAATGCTGACGTCGAACAACTGAAGAAGTCGCTGAAAGATGCACGAGGTGGCGGGGCATTTAAGAACCTGTTTGTTTACGCGGCAGGGGGGAAGAAAGACGGCCTGCAAATCCTGCCGTTCAGCCAGATTGCGGCCAAAGATGAGTTTACTGGTATCAAGGATGCTACCCGTGACGACATGTTAGCCGCGCACCGTGTACCGCCCAACTTAATGGGGATTATGCCGAACAATGCAGGGGGATTTGGTGACGTGGAGAAAGCCGCGAAGGTGTTCGCCATCAACGAACTCATGCCGATAATGGAAAGCCTAAAAGAGCTTAACGACTGGCTGGGGATCGAGGTACTTCGGTTCAAGCCTTATGCCCTGGCCGAAGGCGCAATGTAACCGCGAACGTCATTCAAAACCATTCACCTAGCCACCAAATCACAGACCGGACAGCCGCAAGGTTGCCCGGTTTTTTCATGTCTGCGTAAAAGCGCCTGAATGCCATTTTAAGCACCGCAATAACCGAACGACGCCGCGATTGACCGAGATCGAGACATTGCAATAGCGACACGATGAGGATACAGCAGCATATGAACCAGCATCCCATCTTATCCGCCTCAGCGCGCGAGGGTTCCCCCGCCACGCCCGCACACGAAAATATCGCGTTTCTATGCAGTTGTGCAGTAGGGACAAACCCGCGCCAGATCTGGTGCGGGAAGGGGTTCAATGATGTGAAAAAATTGTGCAAATTTGTGCGGAGTTTTGCGCTGTTGCCATTGTGGAACTGCGATGGTTTTTTTTGAAAAAAGAGGAGCTCATAGCCTGCTACTAACTTCTTTTTTGTGCTTCTGATACGGAAGCCTCTCTTACAGAGGAAGATTGAGCCTTATCACTTTGCTCTTTTTCTTTAAGTTTTTTGTAAGTCGCTGTATCAAAAAAAGAAATACCTTCGATTGTATCTTTTGGCACCAATACCCTGAAATCATCCAAAGACAGCCTGCCATCATCAAAACCGCCACCGATGCCATTATCAATGTAGTGACGTCTATAATTTGTTGTCACATTAATTGTTAAATCATCTTTATCACGATAACCACTAAGTAAAGGAAGCAATTGCAAATACTCAGCCCGCCCATGCTCAAATTCAGGGCAAGAAACTATACCTACATAAAACTTTCTTGTGCTAAGTGTAATAATAATGGGAAATTTTCTTACGGCAGCTTCAATTAACATACTTTCATAAGGATCGCTGTGAACAGCTTTTATCAATGCCTCGATCCGCCGATTTGCATTTTTACATGTATACCACCGCATCATACGGCCAGAACAGAATGCAAGTAACATGGAGGAAACACAAAACAAAGCAAACTTGAAATCCGTAAACTTAAATTCAGTTGCTGGAGATAATGGAAAAACCTTATTTAATGAATCCTTATCAAAAAACTCATTAACTAAAAGCAAATTATAAAGCCACCGAAACGCCCCTAAGACGCTCAACGCAGAACAAAAAATCCAAGCACAAACTGTAAATACAACACCCCAGGCAGCCACATAAAAATAAGCGCTCCAACCTTCGGAGCGCTTAAAAATGTATCTGGCTGAAACCGAGCTAACAACGTATAGGTAACCACTAATCAATGCCAAAGCTAAAACGAGAGTATTCATCCAGCCTCACGCTCTCTGATGTAGGGATCATTAGCTTCGACATCCGGCAGGCTCTCAATCTGATGTCGTATAGCTTCCATAACTGCATCATTATTAAGGTTTAACTGTACATGCCCGTTTTGGCTTATGGTATAGGTACCCACGTTATCTTGCAGAGCCTTTCTCAGTCGGTCTTTGGAACTGAAAGTTAAGTCTGTTGTATTAATTGACATGTCGCCCATTGTGCCCTCCTACATGATTTCCGTTAACCATAGGAAACTTAACGAAAAAAAATAACCCACAGCATTATCAACAAGTAAGTCATCCTAGTTCTATTATAGATCTTATCTGTGGATAACTAATGTATTTTAGTGTTTATGTATAATAAAGATGTCTCTATAGCAATAGATTTATCCATTTATCTGCTTGATACACTACATGTGGTGCCTTAACTGAAAAATCGACATATTCATGTCATTACCTACATCAATGAATGAAAAAACATTAGCTGCACATGGTTATTAAACCTCACGTAACACTGCAATTCGGTGCAGCAGTGCCGCCGCTCTATACTGATATTCCGCGTCTTTTTGCTTTTTCGTCGGCGCTCGATACAAACAGCCGTCAGCGCTAGCAACGTAGGCATAGCCCGCAAGCGTGATCGCGCTACCCACTTCCAGCCGCCGCAATTCACCGGCACTGATATCCCAACCCATCGAGCGGGCGAAATCAGCAACACTGGCGCGCCAGTCGTCCGACCGTTTGCTAACAGTCTGTTTTTCAGTCGTTTCATGGGGCTGAGTTGTGGACGAGTGTTCGCTATGTCGCCGATCCGGCGGCTGTGATCGAATTCGATTGAGCAAACCACGCCGTTCCGCGTAGGTCATGTGCTCAAAGTCGATGTTTTCTGGTTCTGACGTACCGCCAATCTCTCTATCGGCGGGTTCGGGAATGCTTACTTTTTCGTCGCCCGTAGAGTTATTGACAGAACTCCAAGCGTCGCCAGTGGGCGACGTAACAGCCAAACCACGCCCAGCGCTATCATTAGCGCCTGCGTCTGTGGCCTGTTTTTTGCGGATTTTCCACTTAACGAGACGGGTACAGATGCGCGATAGCTCACCCAAACGTGGGGAGAAAACGCCAAAGATTTTTTCTGGTGTTTCGCCGTAGTCGTTTTGCTCGTCAGCTTCCTCATACGCTATGCGCACGGTGTATAACTCGCGGGGGATCAGCACGCCGCCTTGTTTCTCAATGTAAGTAGCGAAGCAGCCTGCGTCCGCAGATGCCAGCACGGCATCCATTGCTGGATCGGCTAACTGAGAAGCACCACGCTTGAATGTTCCGGCTTCTTTCTGTACTGCTGTAAGCTGGTTCGCCAGCTTGCGCAGTTCGCGCCAGACAGTGACCGGCGGCAGGCCGAACGGCTGAAACTGCCGGATGTTATGTTGAGACGCCCAGGCCATCGCAAACTTTGCGGTTTCGCGCAGAGGCTTTCCGGTTTCACTGTCCAGCTCGCCATCCAACGCGTAGCCATCAATGTTTTTGCTGATATATTTCGCCACGTATGCCGTAGCGCTGCCTTTCTTGGGATCAAGACGCTTCGCTTTAAAGCGCGCACCGGTATTACGTCCCAGCTCGGCGCGGTCTACAGCGATGAAGTATTCACGCAGAATTTCAGTGATTTCTTTCCGGTCTTCTGGCGGCATGAATAGCAATACGTGCCAGTGCGGCGTGGCGTCGTGGTGAGGCTCTGCGACGCGAAAGCCATACGGGCGCAAGCCGCGCCGGTTCAGTTTCGACATGGCTTTAGCCCATGTCTTACATAAATAGCGCTGCCCCTGCCGAGGGGATGACGTATCCCATTTGGGATTCTGATGACCGCTCTGAATTGTGGCGTGATAGCGTGACGGGCAAGTGATAGTAAGAAAAACACCCTCATCACTACGCGACATGGCAACCATTTCAACACCTGCCATTCTCGTCATGAGTTCGTGACGACGAATAACAGGATTGCTGACGCTGGCGTATACCATGTTTTCCAGCGATGCGACGTTACCGTCTTCATCAACCAGCTCATGCGCCTTAAAGAACTCGCGGTTTTTCCGGCGTTGCTCCTGCCACTGATTCAGCGCATCAATACTGACGTAAGGCATCCGTTTCTTGTGTATCACGCCGATTGCACGGAACTGGTTTTCTCGCCATTCGCAGCGCAAACGCCATAACTTACGCCCCCACCATTCGGGGCTTATGATGCGCAGAATGGCGGAGCAAATACGTTTTTTTGATTCGTTATCACCAATGATCACGCCCCAGCATGGCGGCGTTACGCGTAGCGCCAGCATTTCACGGCCTAAATGCCAGAAAAGCGCCTGAATCTCGTCGTTGGTCATATCGGCGGGCAAGGTGTTGCCGCATTCGGTTTCAAACATTTCCGCGATGCTGGCCGCAATAGCATGACCGGCGTTGATCGCTTCATGTTTCGTAAACTCTGCTAAATGCTGCCAGCGTGCGCGCCAGTAGCTTGCCAGCTCTGACGTAAAACCATCACGCACACCTTGCTTGGCACGCACGGCATCCAGACGCAGCAGGGCTTTTTTCACGGTTCCCATGAAAAAGGCGCTGACGTGTCTCACTTCGCGGTTCGCGCGCAGCCATTCTATTTTTTTCCTGTATGTATCACGGATAAAAAACGGCTGTTCCAGCAAGCGCCCCTCAACACCTTCCGGTGTTTCCATCCAGTTATGCAATGCCGCTTGATGCTCGTCCCTCTCAGCATCAGCGAACTGGCGGCGCATCGTCAGTAACGTTGAATTAGGCTCGAAGTAGTCCAGCCGCGCGACGGCCTGATCAAAATCCAGATCGGAGAAAGCAGCGCGTGATACCAGCCGCTTAAGGTGTTGCTCGACTGCTGGGTGTGGCTCGGTGGTATTTGTGGCAAAGGGAGAAAAGGAGTCAGCGATCCCTTGTGGTATGGAGATCGCTGGACGTGACGCATTCCACGGATAAGCCCACTGTTCGGACATTACTCACAAACCCCAGCATAAACGCTGTTGCAAACCATCGGATCGACGGCTTCGCCCAATAAATCGAACTGCTGCCCCCCCCTAGTTGTTAACGCCCAATCTCTGTACGTGTGGATGCCGTGCGACTCGACACTAATACACTCAATGCGCCGTTCCGCTTTTTTGGGATCGTTTGTTGATGGGAAAAACGTGGAATTCTGACGACGAGAACATGCAGCAACGAGGCTTTCCCAGCGCGCCACTCGATCTACTTCTTCCGGCCAGCGACGGAATATTTCCGCAAGCTCGGATTTTCTGGCGTGGATACACGGCATACACCCTACGCGGCTACACCCCTGCTCATAAAGGGGATTCGGCTTGATACCGTGCCGCTTTGCCAATGCAAAGACATCAGCATGTTTCCAGTGAAGAATGGGGCGATAGATACTTAGGCGCGGCCCCAAATCAAAACCGGATTCCCATTCTGAAAGAAGCGCCCGCGGCGCGGATTCTTCGGCGCGAACACCTTGCCAAGAGACAACCTCAAACCCCGCATCAGTGATCGGTTCAACAACCTGTAACCGGATAGGTTCGTGCTTTAACTCAGTTGTGCAAAATCGGCGCTTAGTGGATGGGAAGCGGCCTTTCCACATACACAGATCGAGAAACGGGATACCAGTGGGATGCAGGGTATCTAACGCAGTAGCGATAATTTTTGCGGCCTGCTTATCAGTAAAACCACAGTCTGAAACTAGTGTCGTAGGCCACTTTTCAGCAATGAATTTTCTTTTGCCTTCGATTTGCCGAGAAAAGTCAGCATGGACACGCCTGATTTTCCCTAGCTTAGATTCCAGATAATCCAGATACCCCATCGTCTGAGGGTGTTCGTGTCCAGTATCAGCAAAAGCGGGAATATGGTTGACGCCGTTCTCTACAGCCAATAGCCATTGAGCCAGACTGTCTTTACCCCCAGAGACGCTGATAACGTTGATGGTGTCATCATGAAAACAACGCGCATCAATCATCAGAACCCCCCAGCACACCGATCACTTCTTTTGCGGCGCCGCGTGTGATGCCGTTTGCGCTGATAGAACGCTGAACAGCGATCTCATGGAATTGATAGTGTTGATAAATCTCGCGCGTGGCTGGGGTATCACTGTTTGAGATAACGACAGGTACACCGCGTGAGCGGTTTACGTTCAGCAGCTGCGCCGCTAAATCTCGGTGATGGTCGATGGTGAATGCAGCGTGATGGTATTGCGTAAAATTGGCCGTATCGCTGGCTGGCAGATACGGCGGATCACAATAGATAACGCTGCTCTCGCTTATCGCTTGTGATGTTAGGGTTTCGCAGAAATCTGCCACGACAAAAAGGGCTTTCGTGTCATTGGCTTTTTCCGCAAACTGTTTTATTTCGACAAACGGTAAGTATTGAGTTTTATATTTCCCGTGGGGAATATTGAACTCACCGTTTTTGTTATATCGGCACATGCCGTTATAACCGTGTCGATTCAAATAAAGGAAACGGGCCGCTTGGAGCAATTTGAACGAGCTAGAGTAAGATAAACGAGTTTCGTTTCTGTTTGCCCAGTTAAATAATTCACGAGTTTCTAGATAGGCTTCTTTTGAGTTTCCATTTTTAAACATAAGCAGGACAACATCCAAAAAATCGTCTGTCTGATTTTTTGCAACTGAATACATGTTAATTAAGTCGGCATTGATATCAGCTAATACATAATGGCGAAAATCTGTATTTAGGAACACCGACGCGCCACCGACAAATGGCTCTATAAGAACATCGCCTTTTGGCAGATGCGGGAGCAAATCCGGCAGGGCGCGGGTTTTACCCCCCGCCCATTTGATGAACGGACGAATCATACGATTATGTCCTGCGACGATAGTTCGAAGCGTTCAGCCTCTTTGCGCAGCAATTCGATAACCTCTGCGGCGGAAAACTCTTTTTGCTGTGCGTGGAGGGCCAGCGCTACCAGACGTTGAGCAAACGACCAGTGTTGGTCTTTTTTTTCCTCCAGACGTGCCTTACCCAGAAGAGCGACAAGCGCCTCACTACCAGCTACTTGCATCGTTTTAACTTCTGCATTTCTCATCGTGATTTCCTTTTTTCAGGTAATAGAAAGCCCGGCGGGTTTACGCCTTTAAAAACGGGAGTTATTACGGTTAAAGAATTAAATGTTTGGGGAATAAACTCACAACTGCTTTAAGTTTATTCATCGCTTTAATCAGCTTTGCTTTTTCTTCAGTTGTCAGTTCATTAAATTTCAAGTTATGCCGTTCCTCATCAATATCTGCTAATTCAAATATCGCTGACAGTACGCGCATATTTTGATGATAATCGTCGTCTATCTTGTCCCGCATATCGTCAATAAAGCGGCACATATCTTTTTCACTGTTTGTGTTGAAGTGTTTTCCCCTCAGCATTGCGATGTGGTTCAGCCCGTCAGTTCTGGCCGCAATACTCAGCGGAACGGCGCGGGCGATTTCGGTATTAGCCATGACGATTACGCCGCAACACCCATCAGGCGGGCAAACCAGCTGCGTTTTTTGGGCGCTGGCATAGATGGCTTTTTGCTCCACGGCGCAAAATATGCCTGGGCGGGGGTTGGTTGGAAACGCCGGCCGTTTGGTAATTCCAGCCAGCCGTTATTATCTTGCGGGGATGGTGATTTTTCTTTTAATAAACGCGCTGTGCTAATCATGCTGAATTCCTCATGCCGTGCAGTTCGTTGATATAAGAAGTCGCTTGCCCTAACGCATCAAATAGCCCGAATGACTGATCGCCTTGACTTATGCGATAACGAGTTATTGGATTAGTTGCTGTTCTTGGGCAGCGAATAATAGAAAAGCCGCGATAAATGCTGGTATGTTCACTTAATTTTATTAACGCATGATCAATACCTAAAAATACCAGCCCCTGATTATCTTCCCCCATATTACAGCCCCAGCCACAACAGCCATGCGTCACGCTGTTCTTTTGGTCGGTTCATGTACGCGTCACGCATTGCGCGATTAAATTCCGGTATAAATACCCAATTTTCAGCACGGCGCGGGTTAGGGTTTTCCGGATTAACCCACGGAACCAGCGGCAGCTTGCCCGCATCAACCATCCCTTTCACTGCTGCGTCAGATTTGCCGATTAGCTCTGCAAACTTCTGATACGGCACAGCGTCAACTGGATAGCGAACCTCATAAACACCATCAGCCATTGTTACCTCACCTGTTACGTGTTTCGTTAATAGATCACGCTTTCCGTGATACTCTTTCTCGATCGCCAACCGCTTACATTTGCTTGTCGAGGCTTGTGTTTGCGATTGGTTTTCGCGCGCTCAATGGTTCCGTATATGAACCAATGGCGTAAATTTAGTTCCGAAAGAGAACCATGTCAATGACATTTGATGAGAAGTTGAAAGCCATACGCAGTGCGGAGAACCTCAGCCAGAGCCAATTCGCTGTTATAACTGAGATTTCCGTTAGCACTTTAAAGAAGGTTGAAGCTGGGTATCACGATCCCGGATGGGCCATCCTGAGCAAAATTACTCAACACCCACGATTTCAAAAATACACCCTGTGGCTCATGACTGATAAAACAGCACCGGAAGCTGGGCAGATAGCACCGGCCCTCGCACACATTGGGCCAGACTCGTCGGAATCAGACCACTCAGAGAAACAGACTGGTTAACACTCTATAAACATTACATTTTCACTATCTGTTACCAAGACAGTGAAATGACCGCCGGAGGGCTTTCTTATGGCAATTAAGAAGCTCGGTGACGGTCAATACGAAGTGGACATTCGCCCTCTCGGACGCAAAGGAAAACGCATCCGGCGGCGGTTTGATAAAAAGACGGAAGCGGTAGCGTTTGAGCGCTATACGTTGTCAAGAACGGACAAAAAAGAGTGGCAGCACGGCTACGGTGTTGAGCATCGCCAGTTAAGCGAACTGGTGGCGCTGTGGTGGCTCTATCACGGACAAAATGCGAAGAATGGACTGATTGAGCATCGTCATTTAAAAAGAACAGTTGCACAGATGAATGATCCCGAAATCTGTCGGATAAATAAGCCGTCAATATTGGAGTTCCGCACATCGCGACTGTCTAGCGACATAAGCGCCTCAACAATCAATCGGGATATGTACAGACTTTCTGGCATGTTCTCTGCGCTGATTAAGTTGGAACTTTACGCGGGCGAAAATCCATTAAGGGGATTACCACCGCTTAAAGAAAAACAGCCGCTTGTCACCTTTTTCTCTGAAGCGGAGATTGCTCAACTATTGGCAACGCTAGATGGCGACGAGTACAGACTAGCCGTCTTGTGTCTCAGTATGGGCGCGCGATGGGGAGAGGCCAGCACGTTACGAGCCGAGCAAGTTCTCGCGAACAGAGTGATGTTAGTGGAAACAAAAAACGGCAAAAACAGAGCTATTCCGATATCTGAAGAAGTGAAGCAGATCATCAAAACCCGCGAAACTGGGCGGCTGTTTAACGTAGATTACGTGGCGTTCTGTGAAAGAATTAAAGCAGTAAAACCGGACATCCCGAAAGGCCAGGCATCGCACATTTTGCGGCATACGTTCGCAAGCCATTTTGTAATGAACGGCGGGAATCTTGTAGCGTTACAGCAGGTATTAGGTCATGCGAGCATTCAGCAAACAATGGTTTATGCGCACCTGGCGCCGGACTATCTTGAAAACGCTATTACGCTCAACCCATTAAGGGGGAAAATAGCAACTTAA